CTTCTCTGGCTCCACAGTTAAAGTCGCTTCCGCGCGGATCGCCGTCGATATAAGTCTGGCGGTTTCCGCAACAAAAACTTTCCAAGTGCTTATAGATTCTTCGTCCCGGCTCAAGCCGGACAAAGACGGCTTTCATGTCTTCGCAAAGTTGTTCCTCGGCGATTTGTTCTTCTTCGGTCATTTATGCTCCCATCCCAGACATTGCCTTTTCGGCTGCGGAACCTTCTTCCGGCTTGCCGGTTGTTTTACCGTAAGCATCGGCGGCGGTTGCGGCGGCCATTGCCGCTTTCTGCTGCTGCATTTCCTGCATCCGGTCTTTGCGGATAGCGTCTCTTTCATCTTCGGTCGTAAGGTCTTCTTCGGCCACCCCCCAGACTCTACCCATGCGGCGAAAGCCTTTGTCGATGTTGATATTGTCTGACGGCCTTTTAATTCCCGGAAACTGTGCGTCCATCTGTCCGAGAAATACGGCATAATTCTGAAACGCCTGCGACTGTTGATTTCGCAGAGCCAAAGACAGCTTGCCGATAAATTCAAGACCGATGGAATCAATGTCCAGTTCCAGCATTCTCGTTTGGCGATTGATTTTCATCAATTCCGCAGGCGGAGTCGGGAATCTTCCATTGCGATAACAGAGCATGAAGCTCCGCTTCGTATTAGCGTTCAATAATTCTGTTTCCGTCCGAGCGACCGGAGAGGCTAATTCTTCATACCCTTCCATCGTCCGTTGGTTAATCTCCATCTGCGTCCGCCTGTCCCCGGACAGATTTGTGATTGGAGAAAACACATCAAGGAAAAAGACTTCGCGGATTACTTTTCGTTCTTCTTCAAGGAACTTCTCTGTATAAGGAAATTGAGCCGACATATTGTACAGCGGCATAATGGAATTTTCTTCCATAACCTTGTTGATGGAATTGGGTTGTGTTCTAACTCGGCCTTCAAATGAACTCTTGACCTGCAAAGGCGGTTCTGCAATACGGTTGGCCAGTTTAATCATCGTGGCGTATTCTTTTTGAAGCCTCTTGAATCGTCCCAGAAATTCCGTCCCCTGTCCGCGACCGTACTTTTCATCGCTGGACTTCATCCATCGGGCGACTGAATAAGGCAATTCTTCATATCCGCCTTCTTCAGCGATTTCCTGATCTTTGATATTGATATGAACGGACTCAAATGGCATTGCCAGATTTTTTACAAACTGCTCATTGCCTTCAGCCAGCGGGCGAACAATATGAATAAAATCACAAAGTTTGCTTTCTGTTTTTACGTCCCCGGCAAGTTTCATTGTGGAATCGCCAGCCTTTTCACCAAACCGCTGAACCGCCTGCCTTGCCGTCAATGGATATTTTACGATAACCGTGTCAATGTTTCCGTCTTCACCCTGCTTAATCGTATAATGAGCAATACCAATGTCTTTGAAATTCAGAGAGCCATAAGACGGCTTTCCATACACATTCATTTTGAGTTTGGCAGTGCGCCGGTTGACCGACCATTCGGAAAACAGGTTGCACGTTCCGAATACACACAGTGACCGAAGCGATTCGTATAAATGAACAATAAAATTTGAGTCCAGTAATTCGTCGTGAAGTATCTGCGTGCAGAATGAAAGCCATCGCTTCACCGATTCTACGTCGTTAATCTGCCTGTCTTTTGCAATCAGGCTGAAAAACTGTCTGCCGTAAGGAACCAGGGCATTAGAAAGTTTTGAGGCCATTTTTTGAGAAGCCAGCATGGGCGAATCTTCAAGAACATATTGAGACTTATCCTCGCCGGGCGTGCGCTTAGATGTAATCTGGTTTTCTCGTGGATATACAAGGTCGGCAGTATCCTGCCAGACATTGCGGAAATTCGAGACTTTCGCCTCTTCTATTTCCCACATTGCAATCCCTTGTTTTGCGCGCGGATCGGCCATTATTTCTCCACACGTATGTAGTTCCGACACAGCCGGATGTTCTTAAGATAGATGTGGCTCGCGGATAGCGTCCATTTATTGTATTGACAAAATCTGTTTCGCCGTTAGAATTACAAACCCCGGCTCGATGTCCACGGACAATCGCTTCCTGAACTTCCTGTAATCCACGGTCTTTCAATCTGCTCTCCATATAATCATTACAACGTCAGCAGCCGTACCAATAAACGCCATTTGGTTCAGATTGGTTACTGGCATTGTAATCGCCGTTGCAATAGTGGTCGGTAATGATGGGCAAGCCGTGGTTGCGGTATCGGGGTCAATAAACGTACCTGTTCCCGAATAATGATAAACTTTACATGACACAACTGCCTTGCTTGCCGGTTTTATGGAAACGGCGGGACTGCCTATGGCAACTTTTGTCCAACCCCACGTCTCTGAATTTTTGGTTAAGTCCCTGCCTGCACGACCAACACCTTCAATACTATCTCCGGCCATAATTGTATCCTTTCCCCTTACATCTTCAAAATATCATATTCACAATCCGCTGTCAATGTATCATTTTCCACTTCATATCTCGACTTTACCATATTTGCCTTTTGTCCTGCAAGAACAAAATAATTTAATGCGTGCCTATAGTGATCCTGACCCCCCTGATTCATCTTGTAAATAAATTCCGGTAGGCCGGTTTTAGCGTTTTTAATTTCGATTTTTGCCGGATTACACATCTGCTTTATGAACTCGGAGCATTGCTCTGCTCGCGGAAAAACAAAATGCTTTTTCATGGTCATATTATGCGTCATGTCCATAATTTCCGTGCGATTTGCCTTAATAATCATGTTTTTCTCATCCAGGCCGACGGCTCCGATGTGTCGGCTAATCCGGTAATCCACCAGATAAGCCCGGCATCCGATGGATTTCAGGGAAGACTGAAAATCTTTTGCCGCGTGATGGTCTGGATAAGCGTCTATACCGCAAGACTTTACGTTAAATTTTCTGGCCAAATCGTAGGCTTCTGAAAATTTAGCCAGGACGCCAATCTTGATGATTTTGAATGTTTCCTTGCTGGTTCGGTAGCCGATGACATAGTTCAGTTGGTTCATCACGTCTATACCCATGATGCAAGGCCCTGGGTGGCTGTAGGACGTGCCATCCGGCCCGCAGCAGGCCCGAACATCCTCTGGCCGCAACTGGTCTTCTTTGGCCGTGTAGGCAAGCCCAAAGTCCTTGCGGAGAATCTCCTTGAGAGAGCCTTGACCCTGCTGGGCCAGGTAATACCGCTGTAACAGCTTGTAAGGATCGTGAAAAGATGGTGTCATCAGGTGAGAATAGTGTTCCCCCTCAATCGGACGGCCCGGGTACTCGGCAACCCATTGAGACTGTTTTTTCGTCTTCGCATCGTAAAAGTACAGCGGCATAGGTTTTCCGCAGTGTTTACAGGCAATGTACCCAACCCCATCGTTTCCGCATTGGATGACCTTATCCTGCGTACCCATCAAAAATTCCATGTCTGGACAGGTATATTTTAGGCAATGCGGGCAAAGACGGTGCCAGTACCGCTGGTCGGATTGCTGAAAAAGGGCATCAATTCCCCGGTTTTCGGTGGTCGGATTTGACAGGTAAATCAGGAGTTTGTACTCGGAATGGTCAACGCGACCCTCAAATTTCTCCGCCGTTTCGGTTTCCATCATATCCAACTCATCGTAAATGATGCAGTCTGCCGAGAAAGACGTTGCCGCCGACGACGTGGATTCGCCGTCAAACCGTTTGTTCATAGACGCGGATTTGAAGTAAATAAACGACTTTCCGACCTTTTTCAGTTCGGAAGAGTCTGTACCACCCTTACCGCCAGATCAGCGGATTAAACTTGGTTTTGGCAAAGGACTGGACTTCCGGGTCTGACGGCATGACATATCCTATACCCTGCGGGAATATCCCGTAAATGCAATGGTGAAGGCACCAGAGCGTTAAAGAGACCGAACCCCCTAATTGCGTAGCCTTCTTTTTGACCTTCTTCTGGGGCTGTTTATCGCGGCTCTTGACGGTCGGATCGTAAAGTGTATTGTAGAGATATTCGTGGTTCTGGAATGTGAATATCTGGTTATTGGGGAGCATTATCGGCGGATTAGACCTTCCAAGCCAAAAAGCGGTATGCAGATATTTCATGTCGTTTTCTATTGATTCGGCTTGTTTTAGGGTGTCCATTGTCATAATTTTTTATCCAGTTTTCATAGTTTTACTCGAAATATCGGATCAAACTTGGTTTTGGAAAAGGACTGGGCTTCCGGGTCTGACGTCATGATATATCCTATACCCTGGATGCCTTTATCTTCCAATTCTTCCCGCAGATTGATTGCGTCCTGCAATTCAGGTGAGGGCGGCAAGTCAAGCCCAGTCTGTTCTTTTTGCCAGACAAGCGTCTCAATTGACCAGCCCAAAAACTTCATCAATCGTTCGTATTGTTCTTGTGAAATATACATATCACCAATCCCATCAATCGCCGATTTCATAACTTTCAAAATTGGCGGCGGCGGTAACAGCCTTGAATCTTACGATTGCGGCTTCGTAGCTGTCGAGATCGTTCCAGAGGTTTGGCTTTAATCGATATTATCCAAACGTAACCGCACATATTTTTGCCCGCCGCCGCCGGCACGTGTTTCAAAAATGCCGAGCGACACAAATCGCCCGGCA